GTGGATCCAGTAGCTAGCACAATTGAATTGATCAAAGTCTCGCGAAAGAACTTCGATTCAAGAATAGCTTTCGCCTGTTGTGCTAGCCACGCTTTCACTAGATAGATCCGATCATAGAATCTACAGCGGATTTAACGATAGGTTTTGCACCTAAAGCAATCGCGTTGTCGATATTACCCGGGATCATCTCTGTAGCAAGGTCTATAGCTTTAGGGATAACTTTTTCGTTAATCTCTAAAAGCATTGCCTTCGTGTGTTTTTTGAGAATCTCTGCAGTTTCTTCTTTGATTTGAGCAATGATTTGCTCTTTCGCTGAAAGAACTTCTGCTGATTGAGATTCTACTGGTGCTGATTGTTCGCCGTCCATGTTAACCCTCCAAGGTTAGTTTTGAGCTTCAGTGATTTCGATCATGTACTCTTTGCCTGGAACGAAAGAGACATTTTTATTCGTGCAGTTTAATTCTAATTTTCCAGACGGTGTGAATTTCCAGAACTTACCGTTTTCACTTTCAGGATTAGAATCGTAAACAGGAACTAAGACGCTATTTTTAGTATCGTTCTCTAGCTCTGTTACTGACTGGCACTTGAATTTACAAACTGTTTTCATAAAAGATCCTTTTAAAATTATTTAGACTTCCTAGAAAGAATAGCCTTGCACACGTTTATGAGAAATTCAAACAGAGTGCTCGATTTCACCTTAGGATTGGCCGTAAAGCCGAAATAATTAACTAGACCTAAGGCAAACTGTACGACTACCTGCGCTGCAAACATAATCATGACATGCTCGTGGTGCGGAAGGTCGCATACTTGTCCGATCGCAGTGTCGATATTTATCATTTACTGTCCTGACGTCCGTACACAGTTCCTAGTTTGAAACTCATATCCATAAAATGGCGGTTAAGTTCATCCATCTTAGAAATTAAAAGAGCCTGAGAATCTGCGTAGGTTTGCTTCATCTCGCGATGAGCTTCCTCTAAAGATCTAACCTTAGGGGGAAGTCCTTGAAGGTCTCGGATGCAGTCCTGACTTAACTGAACATCTATTTTTAGATCCGCTAAGTCGGCGTCTTTTTTAAATCCGCCGCGCAGCCAGATAAGAAAGCCACCGCCCAAAGTTGAAAGCGTGCTTACGATGCTCATAATAAAAGCGGCTCTTTCTAAATCAGACATTAGAAGAGATGTCCGCTATATTGAAAATAAGCTAGCTGAGCCCCCGCGTACGCAACAGCACCAAGAACCAAAAGTAAAAGGGTAGCTTGTGTTACGGTTTTCATCATGGTTTGGTTCCTTTGCAATCCAGAGTGAAGGCAACGTCATTTGCAGCACCTCCAGATGTGGTGCAAGTTACTGCCGCCTCTTTTGCTGTGGTGAGGATTGCGATTATTTCAGCCATGGGGACTCCTATCTCGACCATTCACAGTCGAGCGTTACGTCAACATTCGACGATGCTGCTGTGTTTGTAATAAATCCGTTCAGTGTGATTGTTGTTGAACTCAAAGCCTGAATGTTTGTTTGCGACGCACTCGAAGTTCCTATGGTGGAAATTGTGCATTGAGGAGTGAAGGCCGGAGTATTTAAGAATGTGCAAGACTTTCCGTTAGTAGATCCGCACGAAGTAAGCCAAGGCGTTACCCCGGTTAAGTAAGTAACTACTCCCGTACTCGCGATATATGCTCTAGCTCTACGGTATACTCCCGTACCATCTACAAACGAAGTTCCACTCAACAGAGGAATAGGTCCCCAAGGCTTGACATCAGATCCGGCGCGGGAGCATGCAATACGAGCAGGGATTGCGGTCTTGGCGCTGTTGTAAGAAATACGATAAACCAATTTGGTTGCATCCGAAGCGGTGCCGTCAATTGTGATTGTACCAGTGTTTGTCGTGGTGTCGCCTGCAGCGCCAAGACTCGCGGTACAATTCGGCGTAACCGAGAACCTTCCTGTTACAAAAGTACAAGTGTAGAGAGACGTGTCAGTGATAGCACAGTTACCATTAATAAAATCAGAGTTCTCATCCGAAACAGTATTTGCAGCAGCAACCTTCGCACTAAAGTTATTCTGACAATCCGGATTATTAATGCAGCTCGCAGGAACAACGTTTGAGTATGCAGTTCCGTTCAGTGGATAGCGATATACTTGAATTTCAAAATCGACTCCTCCAGACTGAACATCAATTGAAACTGCATTTGAAGTGCTATCCGTTAACCCTTGAACATTTACTGTCGTCGCCGAAGAAAGAGATGTGTTGTAGGTTATCTCACCATCTATTACCGGAGAGAAGCCACTGATTGTGCTAGACACATAAACTCCACTCCCTGTGGATGAGTTTGTACCGTCGCTAAATCGAAATGCGACCGAGCTACTTACTGTTCCTGACTTATAAAATCCCCCGATTGCCTTAAATACATAGCGACCTGGGCCCATACCAGCTGGAAGTGTGATTGCGGGGATCTTTGTTCCTGGAGCACTAACATTCCCTTTTACGGTTGGAGTTGGACAATCGGTATCAGCAGAAAAGTTAGCAAACGAGTTAGATCCAGCTCCGGTTCTAGACCAGGTACAAGCTGCGGTTGAGGCATAACGAATAGATCCAACAAAAGAAGCTCCATCAGGAACTGTTTGCGCTAAATATTTTTTATAAGTAAAGCGGCCAGCATTGAATGTAGCGCCTGTTCCTGTGCTCGTGTATGCGATACGACCAAAGCGTGCTCCGGTTGCTCCGCATGGAAACACAACACTAAAAGGAGTAATTGAAGTTACGTCTCTCAATTGAACAAAAGCTAATTCAGTTCCAGACCCATCGACGATTTGAGCTTTATAATTTGCAGCAGTTCCGTTGAAGTAGCCCTGCCAAGTACAATCACCAACAGTATCCTCTCCAGCGAAAGGATGTAGCTCCGGTTGGAAATAACCAGACGTTGCCGTCGCATTAAGATCCCATCCGCCAGCGTTCTCATAGCTTCCAGAACCAGAACTTACGTTGAAATTTGAAAGAGTACGATACTGAGTCGTTAAACGCGCAGAGGGATTTTTAACGTAATTTTGTAAATACTCTGTGCCCCATGCGATATTAAAAGAGCTTACTTTATTCTCTGTTAAGCTCTGAGCGAAAACTCCACCGCACATGCAGCCGTGGAGAAATACTGTTAGTAAAATCCATTTAAAAATATTCATTAGATGTTTCCTCCTGATTTTACCCAGACTGTGTTTCCAGAGTCCCAGATAAAATAAACCATAATATTTGCAGTGAACGTAATCGCCGTCCCTGGACCACCAAGGTAAACTTTTGCAGTTCCGGTCATAAGCTCGGTAAGAGTACAAGGATTGGTGTCGCTCACACCCATTACGTAAAGCTCCTGCCCGTCCACTGTGCCTGCCGGAAGTAGGAAAGGCAAATCTCCACCTGCAGAATTAACTTTAATTCGTTTACGCTGGCCAGCAGGAATCGTTGCGGTAGCTCCGCTCGCAAGTGTTTGAGAATTTGATACCACGATACCTGGGTCAATAGTCGCCCATGATACTGCATAGTTAGTTCCTGAAGTCTTAACCAGCGCCTGACCTGTAGTTCCACCGGTTGGTAAATCGTTCGGAACTGCAGCCCACGTAGGAGAACCACCGGATAGAGAAAGAAATTGACCGTTAGATCCTGCCGGAAGAGAAGCCTGCTTACCAGCTAAAGCCGCGATCGCCGCCGTAGAAAGTGGCTTATCAAGATCCGAAGTATTATCGACCTGATCGAGACCGACCTGAGTTTTGTCGTAATCTCCAACCTGAGCGGTTACAGCGCCGGTGCGCCCGAAAACCGAGCTTACAGCTCCGCCTCCGCCCCCACCTGGTGCCCATGCCGGAATACCAGCGACGAGAGTTAGAACCTCACCGTCAGTTCCGACCGGAAGCTTATCCTGCTTCGTCGCGAGCTGAGTGTTCACGTATGAAGTATCAGCCTTCGCAGAAAGAGCGGAAGTATTTGCTTTAAGATTTAGAGCAGCTTGAGTTGCATTGGAAATTGGTTTATTTGCATCTGAGGTATTATCTACCTGACCTAGACCAACAGAACTCTTATCTAGAGAACGCCAGTAAACGTCTTTATTTGCGCCCGATGATTTCGCAAGAACCTGTTGAGTTGTACCACCATCCGGGACCCCCGAATAACGAAGGTCCATTTGTCCTACGGGAATCTGTTTCGTCGTGCCAGTGAAAGCATCGACGATCGCAAATGAGTCGCCTGTGTTAACGCCCGCATTGGTTTGAATGGGTAGTTCTGATATTTTAGGCATCTCAAATCCTTATACTTGAAGTGGTTCGGAACTCTCAGTGAGCAAAACCTGTCCATCTTCGGTTAGTAAATTTTGAGTCAATTCAATTGAAGACTCAAGGGCATATTTATACGTAATCCAAGGTGCGCTTTCGTTGTAGCTGGTGTACGTATTAAACGGATAACCTGCTGAAACTGCGTAGTATGTTCTAAAAGAATAGAACTTTAAGTTTTGATCGTAGATCGTTCCGCCGTTGCCGACCGCCATAGGAGTAGGCAGTAAATCTTTCTTAATAAAAAACTCGACCAGCTCTTTAGATCCGAAGGAAGCCTTGACGTAATAGCTCATTGTCATATCGCGATAATCGAAAACTCGAATCTGTCCCGCGAAATAAAGCGCGAGTAAATTCTTGATATCGTAAAGCGAAGAACCAGAGTTGTTCTGAATGATCTTAAGCTTGATTATCTTGCGATAGTCCTCATCGTTAAGAGTCATCGGCCCTGTAAAATTATATCCCTGGCGCGTAACGCCTGCGTATTTTCCGATAATATCTAGCTGAACTCCGACCGCCGTATTGATATCGAAAGCGTTCTGAATCGCGGTTGTAAGTTGGCCGTCAATTAATTCTTGTACGAAAGCCTTTACCGTTTCATAGGCTCGAGGCTTTCCTTTATATTGAAGGATCAAAAGATCCGCGTAGTACTCAGCTACCTGAACGTCGGTCATGGTGCAATTACCTCTACTTGTACTGTTGCGAATGCGCCCTGAGAGTCCATAGCTTTAAGCGTATCGAATACACCCACGTTAGCATTACCCGGAACGTAAATACCTTGAGAGTCGATAGTCGCAGGTGATCCACCAGCTCCAGAGTTATCCACTAGTACAGACCAAGTATATGATCCATAACCACCGAATGCTTTGAACTGACGAGTCTCAGGAGACATTCCACCAACTATTCTTACGTTCTTAGGAAGGATATCCATCGGAAGTACGATAATATTCGAAGCCACAAGACTGAATATTTTATCTAGAGAAGAATTTTTAAGAACAGGAAGGAATGGTCCAGTTGCCAAAAGCGAGAAGCCGATAGCAGTTACTAGAGCATTCGAGTCGATGCCTTGAACTTGGCACGCAACGCTGTTCGCGTTTACAGTTCCGTTAATTTTAAATTTCATACTTTCCGCAAGAGAGTTTTTGATTCCATCGATGTTAATCGGAATCAAAGGATCAATCGGCTGGATGGTCATCTGGATGAATAAATTTTCATTAGTCGCATCGTCCCACTTCATGAGTTCTGGATTTCCATCGTCGTCGATTACAGCGAAAGATTTAGAGCCCTTCATTCCGGCCCCAGCGTTACGCTTTTCATAGATAGACTGAGCTACCTGTTGGTCTGTATAAACGCCTGAAACGATAACCCAGATTGAATGCGAAGGTATGCCTTGAGTATCAGGATTTACCGCAGTTTTATTTTCGAAAACTTCTGCGATATTGATACCGTTGATATTTCTTAAAGAAGCTCTTAAGGAGTCTTTCCATCCTTTACCAGAAATCGCTACCGATTCAACTCGGCGCTCGCGAAGGTCTGGGTCAGTTTCTTGATTGATACCTGTCGAGATTGGGTCATTCGGATTATTTACCGAAACGACACCGATCGTAACCGTTACCACTTCTGTGATGGTATCTGGTTGAACCTCGACCTGTCCTTCTTCTTGCGATTGGAAAATAAGATCGTAACTTCCTGGACCTGGGATCGCTACAGTTTGACCTAGAACGAATTGAGTCCCTGCATCATCCGCAACGGTAAAAACTTCCTCTACTTCTTGGTCAACTCCGTAAAGAGTTAAGGCCGCATCTGTAACCACGCGAACCATGGTAACGGTATTCGTTCCTTGTTTTCTTTGAATACCGTTTAATCCTACGCGCATATCTAGAACCACACCAGTAGCCTGGTCTGGATCCATGGACTGATATGTATCTTCCATCGCATCAAGCTGATCGCGATTGGCCTGAGTAAAAATATTGATTAATTGAGCATCATAAGAAGAAGGACCGAGGTTAATATCGGTGCCATAGATAGCCTTCATCTTATTTTCTAAGCTAGTGCGTATTTCAGCTACCGTCTTAGTTTGAAGTCCATTCTCATTTAAAATATTAGGCATTTGATACTCCAAAATTTACGCTGCGAGAAATTTCTCCGTACACAGAGACCACGGAATAAGAAATAGTTACTCTTCTGGTCACTGGATCGGTTGCTACATTGAGCTCAGCTAGCGTGCTAATGCCCTCAGTATTCAAGATACAGGACGCCACCGCAAGTCTTAAGTCCCTAAGGCTCTTAGAACCCATCAGATTAAACCAGTCGATGCCTTCATTTGTGGCAAAAAAACAGTCGTTAATAATGGATTTAAGATTACACTCGAGGATTTGCGCGAGCGCAGCTAGGTCGTATTTGTAATCAGACTTACCCTTACCGAAAAGAACGTCACCGTCAGAGTCTAAACCGCGAACTCTCATGTCATTACCTCGCTTAAATTAGTGGCAATTCCGGTAAGATCCGTTCCGATTGCCGTAATTGCGGCCGCATTTGCAGGAGGTCCACTTACTCCGCCGCCGCTTGTAACTCCCGTTACTGTGATTGCTGCGATCGCTGTGGTCAATTCGTTAAGCTTGGAAATTAATTCTTGAAGAACTGGACCTAGGGACTGAGCATCGTTTTTAATTTCGACCTTTTCCCCGACCATAACTTTAGTCTGACCGTTTACTAAGCCGATGCGTGTTGCATCATAGCCCTCGATCAAATTCTGCATCGAAGAAACCCCGACCAAAGCCACGGCATCCGCCATAGAATGTAGACGGCTGGAAGAAAGTACGGACTGTTTTCCGGAAGCCAACCAGTCGTCCATCGAACGATCGTTATAAAGAAGCATGCACTGGTCACCGACAGCGATCGGAATATTTAGATAAGCCGGACCGCCACGAAGAGTGATAAAAGGTACATCGATCAGAAGCGGATATTCTTCTTCCTTAGGAACGTAATCGAAACGCTCTTTATTAGGAGGGCTATTCTTAGAAGTATTCGGACGCATCATGGTGCGCTTGTAATTGATTTGAATACTAAGGCGTTGCTTATCTTTATCTACGGCCATGACCGTGCCCACGTCGTGACACTTTAAATTAAGAAAGATATCGCGACGAATATCGTCGAGCATCGCTCCTTGAGAATTATCGACATTTATAAGCGTAAGTGGATTACTCATAGAGCTTTCTTTCCGAACTTATTAGGAGTTAGGTAGAGCTCAGTAGTAGCCGACTCCCCTATAGCCTCTGAAATAGTTCCGGTGTGAGTGATCGAACGAACGTAATAATTACCGTTATAATCGTCATCGTCATTCTCGATTTTGATAATCGCTTTCTGACCCACATAAGCACGAGGCTCGAGGATCAAATTAATAACGATGTTCTGTCCTTCGCGTCGTGGCTTTCCTAATAGGCCATACCGAGAATTAACAAGAAGAGTAAAACCGTCAAGATACTCATCGTCCGATACAACATTAAGAACTCCGTTATCTACGAAGTACTGACCGCCCACCATCTCATCTAAAATGTCGATAGCTTTTCCCGAAAGAGAAGTTCCACGCTTAGATTTACCAGTGATCGAACGACTAACGACTCCGAGTTTAATCCCGTATTCTTCGAGGCCTTTTGCGATTGTTTTGATTATGGTACCAACGCTAGTCCCTTGCTTAAACGCTTGAGAGAACGTTGCATTTCTATATGCGCCCGTAAGATCCGCGATCTGAAGTGTCGTGATATAATCAACGCCCTGACGAATAGAAGAACCAACCTGCAGGCCGCCTTCCATCAACGTAGAGACTTCATTTCCGTAACCAGCGGTTATTGAAACCCAATGAGTTGCACCTAAAGAAGTTGAGTCCTTTCGAAGGAAAGAACGCGTGTCTTTATTTAAGTTGTAAATCTGAATAGTTCCGTTGCCCGCCATCTTTCCCCAAGTTCGGTTAAGAGCGAACTTACAGGTGAACGGTAGGCCGATAGTTTTCGTAATACTTTTCCCAGTGGAAAGCTCTACGACACTAATGAAATATTGACGACCAAACTTATTCGATTCCACTTAGTTTGTCCTCGTACTGTTGGACTTCAGCTTGCGTTAATACATAAATAGCGTGAGAGCCCTCAGAGAAATCCTCTGCAAATTGTGGGTCGCGACCATCCGGCGCATAGCACGCGAGACCGAATGGAAGTTGATTCTTGAACTGTCTTAAAAGATTCACTCCGTTTACCAATTTAAAGCTGTACATCAAGAAGTCTTGGTACGCGAGGCGCTTAATAAACCAGCATTTTCTCAACGGAATGAACTGAATATCCATCTCGATACGAGTCCCGTCCGGTAGAACGAGAGACTTACTTTGATAAGGATAAGAAGTGATGTTCTGAATTTTAAACATCTACGCGCTCCGATCTAGCAATTGAGAGAAGCTAAGCTGTTCTGTATCAAGGGAGTTATTCCCCGAAGTAACAACGTCAGCGGCCTGGCTCGATAAACGTCCTTGGAAAGCATCCCAAGAATCTACCGTTGCCGTGTTAGCCGTAAGAATCGGTTTAAAAGTCACTTGAAAAGTAGAAACGAATCTAGAATCTGCCGGCTGAGTAGCTACGATTTCTTGTATCGCGCAGTTCTTAAAGATTGCCCACGGAGTTTGAACCGTGAACAACGTTCGGGCTTTGCGATAACCATAAAATTTCTGGAAAGCGATCTGCTGACGATTCTGCGTGCTGAAATTATTCGTAGCTTCCACGAACTGCTCCGCGCTTAAGCCCGGAGAAATCTCAGTTGGACCTTGAACTTTACCAGCGGAAACATTCGACCATGCGGCAATGCTAGAACGCTTTAAAATGCTCAAGGCTTGATACGCTTGAAAGGCCTGACCGTAGGCTCTTTGTGCAGAAATCGAAAGCTGTGGATCGAATGCAGAGATATCACCAAGCTTATTGGCTAGGTCTTTAATTAAAGGACTCGCTTCGTTAGTGTTGTTGTTCAACTCGCCCACGAAACCTTGAGTTGTAATAATCTCTGGGGCTAAAGCGATATGATCCGAAATCGCATAGTTGTCCTCAACGTAATGATCGGTGATTTCAGATGTAAGAGTGATCGTGTTCTCGCCTTCGTAGTCGAAAAGAAAACGCTCATCCGTTCCGGACTTACCACCGAATAATTTAGACTCGGGTTGATACCCTGTCTTTTGTTGAGGCCATACTAGGATCAGGTTATTAAGAGCCTGAGCCGTTACCATTGAATTTGAAAGTGTATCTAAGCTCGCCATATCTACCTACTTCGCTTGTGAGGTTGCTTTTTTATGAGCATCCGAGACGCCTTTAAAACTACTTTTCTCAGCAATTTTAGCGAGGCCTCGAGCGTAGCTATCATCTTTTCCGGAGAAATTAAGATTCTGAACCATATTAATAGTTCCAGAAATAGCAGCATCGGCAAGTGCGGCCGCAGGTCGAGTTACCGGAAGCACGCTTCCTTTAACAATATCCTCGTACCATCCACCCCTAAGCACGTTTGCTTGCATGTCACCATACTTAGCCATCTCTTCCGCTGCACCCCAAACGTTACCCTTTAGAGCCATAGTGAGTGCTTTAACGACAGAGCCGATCATTTCAAAAGCTTTATTATTGCTTAAGAAATTAATTAGAGCTTCAGTAAGATTTACGACCTGCACCGCAAGTTCTTTTAACTGCGGCAGGACCTTAGGACCGATCTTTACGAACAGTCTTGCGAATCTAACTTCGATGTCTTTGATGAATTTATCCATCTCGACTTTAGACTGAAGCAGGGCCTTCGAGGTCCCGTCCGACATAATCGCGCCGTCCGGAACCAACGAAGGATCTTTTTTATTAGTATTTAAGAACTGAATCATCTCCGGGCTTACGATTCCAGAAGCGATAGTGTTCAGAGTATTTTGAGACTCCGCTCCTGATTGTAAGAACTGTTGGATTTTACGAAGCATATAATCGGCATCGTCTAATTTACTTAGATCAATTCCGCCTACAACTTGTGCAATTCGGTTTAGCTCAGCCGGCAAATTTCCAGTAAGAGAGAAGTCACCAGCGATCTGCCCGATGTTTCTAAAAGTACTTTCTACCTCTGCGGCCGCAACTCCAGCGTTCATCGCAACGTATTGCCACTTCTGAAGTTCCTTAGATGATTTACCAGTATAATTTGAGAATTTAGAAAGACCAACGCCCGCTTGAGTAGCGCGTTGATAGATAGCATTTAACCCAATCGAAACCCCTGCGAGTCCCGCGATAAGACCTAGGGACTTCTTTGAAATCCCCATGATGTTGTCTTGAGTTTTTTTAAGATCATTATTAGTTTTGTTCGCGCCCTTAAGTCCGAGCGTTACAAATAACTGTCCGATTTCCATCGCTATTCCTTCCTAGCCAGCCGATAACATTCTGACTCATAGTCAACGATAAATCTATCGTACACTAAGCACTGAAGGAACTCTCTGGCGGTGAAACTTTGAACCTCTCTAAGACTTCCGTAACCAGATTTAGAGAGTCGAATCTCTAAGGTTAACGGATCGTCTTTAACTTTCACTACAGGCTCAGGCCTAGTTCCTTCAAAATAGGCTCGAACTTTGAAGAAAGGTTCTTCATAAAAGGGAGAACATTCTCTTTCGCGACTTCGTAGCAAATCTCTAGGAAGTCCTCACGGTTTTCAGATTTCTCGAAAAACTCTGGAGATACCTTATCCGTTCCGACGAGAACGCCGGACATACAAGGCCACAAAGCAACTTCGACAGCTTCAGAAGAAACGAGTCCAAGAAGAGTGTTCTTGATAAAGTTAATGTCGATTTCTTGTTTCGCATCGTAGTGAGCCGCTTTAATTTCTTTAGCGACCGCATCGAATAGAGTTTTGGATTTTCTAAAATCAGCGGGTTGAACTCTAAGAGTTCT